TGCTCCGATGCTTGCCAGGGCCATCAGCGACAGGTACTCGGTGTTCACGTATGGCCCCTCGAGGAGCATGGTCTTGATCTGACCGCGGTCCTCCTCGGTGCCTCCTGATTCATCCACCAGAGACGAAATCCCCCCGGCCGCGAGAACGTGCATCGCCAGCCAGGGGTCTCCGTTGTCTCGAGCCTTGCTGGCGTCGGCCAGGGCCATTCCCTTGAGGCGTCCGCTGTCTGCTCCCACGATCATCCGGTCTACCCGGTAAGGTACCGGCAGCTTCATGCGAGGGCGTCCATCGGGGTGAAGTCGAACGGGACCAGCAAGGACTCCAGCTGGGCGTACTTCGGGGCCGCGGCGTCGTACTCGGGAACCTTGTACTTCGCGCACCAGGCCCCGGGGGCGAGGTCCCTGGAAATCTCGGTGCCGGCGGCATCCGTGTGGATGACGGTGACGTCGTGGGTTTCCTTGTTGAAATACCAGTTCCTGAAGAAAGCGTTGGCGACGCCTCCCTTCGTGATCTTGTACTTCACGGGAATGACCGGGATCTTCGTGACGCCGTTCCCGATGTTCCGGATGAAGTTGAACTCCGGAACCTCGATCATCTGCTGCTCCACATCCAGGTCGCCGACCCAGACCAGATCGGGGATCTCGAAACCGTCGACCAGGATTCTGGTCTTTGCGGCGATGTCGTTTCTCTGGCTCATGGGTTGCTCCTATTCCTCGACCGGGGGCTTGGGGCCTCCCGAAGGACCGTGTTCCGAATCCAGAGCTCCAGAACCGGGGGCTGGCTCCGGGACAGGGGCGGCGGCCGCGGGCGAGGCCGAGGGCTCCGCTTCGGGAGACGGTTCTGTCGAAGGAGGCGGATCCATGATCTTTGCGGTGAGATCTTCGACCTGGGCTTGGAGAGTTGCCAGTTTCTCTGCATCCTCGGCGATCTTCTGATTGTCCTCAGAGATCGCGCTGAGGGCTTCGGCTAGGTTGCTGGTCAATTCGGCGTTTTTGGCCTGGAGCACCTCGATCGTCGGATCAGATTCCTTGACCTTGGAACCATCGGCGGTGGCTGAAAGGTTCACCACCTGAGTCTGCAGGGTGGCGATCGCGGTGGCCTGTTCGGTCACCTGGTTCGTAGCGGCCTGGAGAGAGGCCTCAAGGCTGGCCACCTTCCCATCGGCGATTTCCTTGTCCGCTTCAGCGAGGGCCAAGGCGGCCATCAATTCCTTGGGGTTGGAATCTTTGGTGACGGGCGCCGGGGGGACGTTGGCGGCCGCCCCGTGTTTCTGGATCAGATCCTTCATGGGGGCGCCCAGGTGGTACCCCTTCAGGATCAGGGTGACAGCTTCGTCGAGGAGTCTTTTCCCCTCCTGGAAACCATTGGCGGTGGCGTTCTCGGCGTTCACCAGAAAGGTGTGGGCCAGGTTCAAAGCGTGGCGGATGTCCATGGTTCAAATCTCCTTTTTAGTTCCTGAGCAGGATGCCGACGCCGATCCGGATGCTTCCGGCCGGGACGGGGTAGGTGAAAGACACGTCGTAGTTCTGCTGGCCGGCGTTGAGTCCGGACTGAGGGTTGTTGATGGCGTCAGCCTTGACTTCGAAGTGATCGGTGGGCTTGGTCGGGGTCACGCCGTCGGAGGCGAAGGTTTGGCCGAAGGTTTCCCCCGTGGGAACATTCCCCGTCGAACCTGCGTTCCAGAGGCTGTAGAGGAAGTTCAGGATCGCTGCCTTGGATTCCTTGAGGGCGGCGAAACTGTTAGGGGTGTTTTCCCGGCCCTGCATCGAAGTGACGACGCTGGCCTTGATGAATTCCCGCATCAGGATTCCGTTGGCCCACTGGAATTCCAGGGTGGTGCTGGGGGTGAAGAAGTTTCGGACCACGATGCCGTACCCGGGGAGCTGCTGGATGCAGTTCACGCCGGCATTGGCGACGTCGGTCCGGTCCTGATCTCCCAGGATCTGGTCCCCGGACACCCCGATACATCCGGCGAGGCTGATGTCCTTCGTGGCGGGGATGTAGTGGATTCCCTTGAAGTAGACCGATTGGATCCAGGCACCAAGAACGTGCCCCAGAGAGGGAACGTGCCGCGGCGGGGCCGTGGGGTTGGTCTGGTAGGGGTCGGTCACCAGGAGCCAGTGTCCAAGGTTGACCTGCAGGACGTCGTCGGCCCGCTGGTACTGAACACCCCAGGCGATCATGGACGACTTGCTCATGGCCTCGGGGCCGTGAACCAGGATCTTCGGGAGGTCGTTCGACGTCCGGTTCCTCTGGTAGCTCTCGAAGGCTTTCTGCGTGGGGATGTCCGTGGTTTCCGGCAAGATCGCGGCCATGAAGGGGACGTTGTTCAAAGTCTGGAACAGCGGGGTGAACACGGCGGCAGATGCCGGCTGGGTGCCGTCCACCCCAAGAGCTCCGCCGTTGGTTCCCGTCGGGTAGAGAGTGGAGGCTCCCGTAAAGCTGGCGCCGGACGGGTACTTCTTGTCGACGGTCGACGTGGTGCTGTTGATCGCCACCGTGATGTAGTTCGAGTTGATGAAGACGTTGGGGGCGTAGTAGGGAATGGCCAGGGGGTTCAAGGAGAGCCACATCTGCCCCAGGGCCGCATCTACTTCAGCTTCCACCCCAGCCGGGGTCTTGTAGTAGGTGTGGATCTTGAAGGCCTGGATATTGACCGGGTCACCCACCAGCATCGTGATGGCGACGGTGAGGACCGTGACTGTGATCTGGCTGGCGATGGGGTTGACGTTGGTAACAGTCCCGTATTGGGTTCCTGGGGTACCCCCGGTCCAGGCTCCGGTGATGATGTCCCCGACGTAGAACCCGGCGACGCTGGAAAGCGTGAGCACCTGGCTGGCTCCTGAGCTCGAGATCGCGGTGGCGACGACGAGGTACCTGCTACCGGCTTCGATCCTCACCCCGGTGCGGTTCCCTGCGGCTCCGTACTGGGGGTAGAAGGATCCTTGATACCCGATGCCAGCACCGATGGTGACCGGGTACTGGGCGGTACCCATGGTGTCGGCGATGGCGGTTGTCGCTGGGATGTCTCCGGTCCAGTTCGGGGAAGAAACCCAGAGTGTGGCTCCTGCTCCCTTCAGGTTGGCAAAAAATCCATCCACGGCATCGGGGCCGTAGTAGACGCTCGGTTGGTTGAGCCTTTGTCCGAATTGTCGCCAGACATCCTGGGGGGAGTTGTTCGGGAACGGGATGGTGAACTTTCGCTCGAAGAATCCGAGGATGGCGCCGATGGTGAAGTTCGCCGGCTGGATTCCCAGGGTTTTCTTGGTGGGGTTGCTTTCGCCGTATACCCCGAGTCGTCTCAGTCCAGGCATGGTTTAAACCTCCGTGACGCTGAAAAACCCGAGATTCTTGTACGCCAAGAAATCCGGGTGACTGACCTCGTCTCGGGTCAGTTCTTTGCTTTCGAACGGCAGCCAGTACGAATGGAGAACTCCTCCGATGTAGAGTTCAAAACTTCGATTCTGCTGGAAGTGGGCGGTAATGACCGGCGTCGCGGTTTCGACAACGCCCTTGGCCTTGGGGGGAGTTTCCTGCGGGGCGGCGGCGGGCGCCGGAGCGGGATCTTCTGGGGTACTCAATTCGTGCCTCCTGTATGAACGTTGGGCAACACTCCGATTTTCGGAGTGAAGTTGAAGGCCGGCGTCGTGAAAGCGGACATGAACGTTCGGCTCTGTCTGTCTTCGAAGGCGTCGATCTTGATTCTAAACTGGATTTTCGGGATTTGAATAGTGGAGTCGGGAGGGTCGATGGCGACGCTGTCAAAGTCGATCGACAGATCGTTCCGGCGTCCGTTGATCCAGATCGTCTGCTGACCGATCCACCATTTCACAATCCGTGCGGCAAGAGCCAGGATCTGGACGCTCCTGGATTCGCAATCGATCAGGAGTTCATAGGTCTGCTGCATCCCTGCTTTCCGGACCGCTGCCCCTCCGCTCGGGGTGTAGGTGTCGACGATGGTTGAAACGTCCGAGGTGCTTTGATCCGGGACCGGGTTGAGGCCCCAGATGGTGATCGCCGGGATGACGGCCTCTTTCTCGAGAACTCCGTACTCGACGGGAATCTCCAAGGTGATCGTTCCGGGATTGTAGGCGTGGGCCAGAGCCTGTCCATCGTAGAGGGAAGTGAACCAAATCCCGGTTTCGTCCCATCGCTGGATCTGGTGACGCTCGATGTTCACGCCGTCGGTGATCTTGATCACGGCGCCTCGCTCGAGGTACTGGGGCCAGGGAGAGAACGGGATGGAGGTCTGTCCTGCGATGAGAACCTTGCTCCCGATCACGGGAAGGGAAAAGGAGGCGAGAGCTTGCTGGATCCCGGCCTGGGCCCCGACAAAGACGTCCAAGGGGTAATCGTCGGCGACGGCGTAGCACCCTGAAAGAATAATCCAGTCCTCGGCGTTGCTGGTGGGGATGATCTTGATCTGGGTCACCGAGCTCCATCCGTTGAGGCCGATATCGACGGCGTCAAACTCCATCGGGGTCGGAAGCATGAAAATGTTCGAATTCCCGAAGTCGATTTCGTAGGCGTAGTCGGCGGGCTTGTTCTGGTTCACCCGGCGGAGCTGCCTGGACCAGACCGACAAGACGATGCTCGAGGCTCCGGGGAAGCTGGCGGCGACGGTCTTCACAAAACCCTGGCCGGCGCTGTTGGGCGGGATGTAGATGATCAGGGACCCCGGGAGGTAGTTGGCGATGTAGTCCGGGACCTGGTTGACGTTGAAGGTCGATCCCCCGGGCCCCACCCACCCTGTGGCGCTGGTGAAGAGTTCGATGGGCGTGATCACTTAGCATCCCACTTGTCCCAGGGTTCGCCTTCCGGCCCCTCCTGCTTGGACATTTCCTCGATCGCCTGGGCATCTCCGGTTCGAACTAGTTTCACAATGGCCTCGCGCACCATCTTCGTCCGTTCCTTCCTCTTCTTCTGACGCAGGAGGGTGTTGTACGCAGTGTGTAAAGCGGGCCGCGGCGGAATCCGGATCAGGATTCCCATTCCGAACCCGTTTTCGATCGTCCGGCCGTACTCATGAACCTGGAAGAGGTCAGTCAACTTGATTGGCTTCCGGCCGGCGCCCCGATCCTCCTCGGTCTGGTAGTGGTTCTCGTCGGCGGGCCTGATGAAGAACTTCCGCTTCCCGTCGTCCTGGGTGATCCGCATCATGTTCGCATAGGGCGTCGGCCCCCCCCCCCCGTCCCCCGTGCCATACAG